TGAGCTGCACCCCCGGCGCCGCACCAAGGCCGACACCGGTGGCTGCGCCTGCATCGAACGACAGCGCCGCGCTGAACACCTGCCCTGCTGCTGCCGCCGAGCCTGTCGCGGCCCCCGGCAGAATGCTCGTTATGACTGCCGGCGTGACGCCCGCCACGCTTGCCGCACCCGATGCCGTGCCGGCCAGCAGTGATGTCGTCGCCGTGAGCGTAACGCCAGAGGCGTTGCCTACCGCGCCTGCGCTTGCCGCGCCTGCGATGAAAGAAAGCGTGTCGGTGAGGATTGCGCCGGCTGCTGCAGCCGCACCCGTCGCCGTGCCCGAGAGCAGCGACAGCGTTGCCGTCAGCGTGACGCCGGATGCGTTACCTGCAACGCCGCCCGAGGTGGCCGCGCCGGGGATGAAACTCAGAACCGCCGTACTGGTGACGCCGCCCGCGGCGGCTTCGCCCGTTCCAGCGCCGGCCAGGAGCGACAGCGTCGCCGTCAGCGTTGCACCTGGCGCGTTAGCGCCTCCAGCGCCGCCCTGCTGCGAGAGCAGCGTGAGCAGCATGGTTTACTCCCCGAGGGTTTGCAGCTGGTTCAGCGTCGTCTGCGTCTCGGCGAGGTCTGCGTCGATCCGAGCGGTCTGTTGCATGTCGCCCAGCGCGACAGCAGAGCTTCGAACGCTTTGAAGCTGGGTCAGCCGACGCTCGCACATCAGGATCAGTTCCGCGATTGTCATCAGATCACCATCTGTCGCAGGAGGACGGTCGAAGTGTTGAGCAGCATGTAGACGTAGAAGATGTCCGTCGCGCCGTCTTTGTAGATCACATCAAACGCCGTATCGCCGAGCAGCGCCGCGCCCTGCGGGTAGAGCATCGTGGACCACGGGAACATCTCCGAGCGGGCGAAGTTGTAGGCAAACCAGCGGCCCGTCGCTTCCTTTTGGATGTACAGCGTGCCGTCGTGCAGCGCGTACTTCGTTCCGGTCGTAAACGTCTCGGTGTTCGGGCTGTAGGTGATCGCCGCCCATGTGTTGCCCGCGATGTCGTAGCGGTCGAGCAGTGCGCCAGCAGCGCCACGGAACGAGTAGATGTAGCGCCCGTTGATGATGGCGCTCTCGTTTGTCCAGTCCGACTCCGGCGCCGAATGCACCCAGTGCCCCGACATGCCCGCGCCCGGTGCGCCGCCTCGCGCAACGCCCGGCGACAGCGTTGACCATGTGTTCGCCGTGATGTCGTAGCGGTACATCGTCACGGCGTTGTTGCCGATGTAGTACAGGAAGTTGTCGTTGCCCTCGATCGCGTACTGCGATGTCGCGTCCGGGTTGGTCGTCCAGGTCGCAACGGTCAACGTGTCAGCGGTGTTGGCCGTGATCGTGCGAATCTGGCCCGCGCCCGTGCCGGCCGTGATGCGCACCTGCGAGTTGATCCACTGACTCGCAGTCCATGTCTTGCCGGTCTGGGTCAGGGTCGTGCCGGTCGCGCTGGTCGCGGTCCCGGTGGCAAACGACTTGAATGCGCCATCGACAATCGACGGGGTTGCGACGAGCTTGCCGTCTGTTCCAATTGATGCGGGCAGGCCGGTCTGCGAGAGCGTGTTCCAGGTGTTCGTCGCGTAGTCGTAGACCCGGAAACTGCCCGCCGCCAGCGTGCCTGCGCCGACCACATAGAATCGCGGCGTCAGCAGCCGGTAGACCGTCGATGCGCTGAATGCGCTGGCTTGCGTAGCGACCGTGATCACCGCGTTCGTGCCGACCGTGTTGCTCACAATGTCGATCGCCAGGCCGTTGTTCGGGCCTGCCATGATCAACACCTTGTAGCCGCGCAGATCACGCGCCAGCGTCTGGTTGGTCGTGATCGTGCTGGTCGTGCCCCCGGTCGCGGTCAGCGATGCCACGCCCACAGTTGCCCCGGTGGACCATGCACCTGCCGTGCCGCTGGCCCCGGCTCCGAATGTGCCCGCCAGCGCGGGCGAGGGCAGCGTTACCCAGCCATCCTCGGAGGGGTTGTAGATTGCGGCCGCCGTGTTGCTGGTCACCAGCATCTGCTGCTGGCGGAAGTGCCGCGACGACACGATAAACGATCCGGCCACCGACGCAACAGGCGACGGCGCGCAGAACTCCCAGCGTTTGAGGTCGAGGATTTTTCGGTTGCCGTTGGTCGTAGGCATCAGGTCACCGTGATATTTCTGCGCAGGTTGTCCGCCTGCATGTGCATCAGCGCAGGGATCTGGTCGTTCGCAGCAAAGCCGCCGATCTGCGTTTGGTTCGTGAGCGTCGAGAGCGCTGACAACGTGCCGGTGCCGATGTTTGCGGTAACCGTTCCGCTCACCGTTGCTGCCAAGTTTCCAGCCGTCGCCTGCCGCACTTCCATGATCGGTTGGCCCAGCGTGTTGGGCAGCGCGAAGCCGATGGTTTTGGTCAGCGCGCCGATGGCGAATCGCATTGACTCGATGGCCTCGATCAGTTCGCCGTATGCGGCCACCGGCATCGGGTTGGCTTCCGAGACATCGACCGCAATCTTGTCGTCGTCAGCCCCGCTTACGGTGGCAAGCCCGGCGACTTGCAAATGCGCCAGCTCACCGGAATACGAGACCTCGCGCGTAGCGACTTTTGCGCCGGAACCCGGTGTGTACCCTACGTTGTCGGTTCCCATGATCGCCGATCAGTTCTGGAAGCGAACGGTCGACAGCGCCAGCGAAAACGTCGCGCCCGTCGAGATCACATCGGACCCGAAGTCGTTCACCGCCACCAGCTCGTCGGCCGTCGCAGCGCCGCCGCGGCTCTTGTAATACACGGCCTTGCGTGCGGTGATCGTCGAGCTCGGCCACGACACCGCACCGAGCGTGATGTCCAGGCGATCGTTTGTCGTGTCTTTCGTGACTGTGACCGTGCACGTCACGCCCCCGGCCGTGTACCCGGTGCCGGTCACTTCGTTCGTGATGTCGGACCGCTTCGTGTGCGTGTCCTTGTTCTCGGTGTAGGCCGTGGTGACCAGCATCACCTTGAAGGTGTCGGTGTCCATGTCGATGGCACCGCGCGCCAGGTCTTCGAGGAAGCTGTTGTAGATCAGTGAAGCCATCGGAAACTCCTCAATGCAGACATCTGCGACGGCTCAGCGCCGCCATCCATTGATGAACCCACCGGGCCGGCGACCGCCCGGTCGCCCCGCCGGCGCTGCCACTGCAGGGGTGCGGGATGACGCCGCCCCCACCAGCGGCGCCTTCGGCTCGCTTGCGCCAGCCAGACCGTCCCGCGCGGTCTCTGAGGCGCTCGCCTCGGGGGTTTCCTTGCCTGAAAACAGATCCTGCTGCAGCGGATTGACGACGCGATCGAGCGCGTCCCAGTTCACGCGCCGGATGCCGGCGTACTCGGCCGAGGCGCGCGCCATCACGAACAGGTCGAGCACCTCGTTGCGCTTGCCGTTCGCCAGGACCCACTCGCGCCGCTCACCGCGCGCGGTGCGCTTGCGCAGCAGCTTCTCCGCAGTCAGCTGCTCGTAGAATTCATTCGGCAGGTTCGCCGGAAAGTGCACCTGGGCGAAGCCGCCGGCCTCCTGCTCTAGTGCGCGGTAGATGTTTTCCTTCGCGATGTCGGACCCCATCGGCCAGACCTTGATGCCGCCCTTGATCACCGAGCCGCGGTGGCTGATGTCCTGCAGCGTCGGCCGGCCGAGGATCGGTTTGCCGGGTTCGCTTTGGCCCTTCGTCGCGAATACATGCCGGTGCTGCCACTTCCGGGTCCACAGGTAGACCGTCGAGGTCAGGAAGCCCGAGTCCACCGCCATCGCCGTGATCCGCAGCGTCGAGCCGCCCGCGTGCGGGTAGGCCTTCTCGAGCAGCAGTTCCAGCTGCGCCCAGGGCCCCTCGGGCCCGAGGTCCAGCGGCTCGCCGTGGATCCGCCCGTAGTCGATCGTCCACTGCTGTTCGTTGCGCCCCCAGCCCTGCACCAGGTACTCGAGGCGATCGCCCTGCACGTCGACGCCGGACGTGAGGATCAGCGCCTCGCGCGGCACGGTCTGCAGCCGGTACGGCTCGGCGCGCTGGCTCAGGATTTCCGATTGCGGCTGCTCGCCTTCGACCTCGAACGCCTCGCCGAGCACCGTGTTGTGAAACACCTGCAGCAGCGGCTCTTCGGTGTCTTCGTCGTACCCGCCGGCCTGCGCGCGCAGGAACTGGCGCACTGCTTTCGTCCAGCTGAACCACCCGAGCGGTGAGTACAGCGCCGGCAGGTGCCAGCTCATCGGCTTGACAAACGCCGGCACGAACCGCCGTACGGCCCCACCGATCCGCGCCCAGATGGCCCACGGGTGCGGGTCGTCGTCTGCGATCACCTCCCCTCGTCCAGGTGCTGCGTGGATCCACCGGCCGCGGCCGAGCAGCTCGGCCTTGTGGTGCTCGGCAATCGCAAACCCGCACGCCTCGCACTCGTAGTGCACGCTGCTCACGTCATCGGTCGGCAGCGCACGCACCGCTTCGGCCGGGTTCTCATGCGCGCAGGATCCGCACGCCTGGGCGGCTGGGCCACCTTCGACTTCGCTGACGGTGCCGCAGCTCTGGCAGACCAGCTCGTGCTTCTGCACGACCGTCCAGCGCATCTGCGACCAGCGCAGCACCTGCTCGTGCGCGCAGTGCGGACACGGCAGGTGGTACTTGCCCTGCGTCCCTTCCTTGTAGCGCCGGTCGATCCGGCTGCTGCCCTTGATTTTCGGGGTCGACACCCGCATCCGCTTCGCGCGGGCACCGAACGTGTCGGTGCGCTTCTCGGCGACTTCTTCCGGGTCGCCCTCGCCGCCGACGTCCGCCGGGTAGGCGTCGATCTCGTCCATCAGCAGGTACTTCACCGGCAGCGACCGCAGGCCGGGCGCGCTGTTCGCGCCCACCAGGGCCAGCATCCCGCCGGGAAACTCTTTCATCAGCGTCGTGTTGCCGCTATCGCGCGCACGCGCTTCGGCCACCTTCGCCCGCAGCACCGGCGACTCGGCAATCATCGGCGCCAGGCGCTGCTTCGAGATCCGCTTCGCCGTGTCGCTGGTGGGCATCACCAGCATCGCCGGCCCGGGCGATCGGTCGATAACGAAGCCGATCCAGTTGTAGAGCGCCTCGCTCCCCCCGAGCTGCGTCCCTTTGATGAACACGCCGTCGGTCATCGGATGGCTGGGGGTCAGCGCATCCATGATCTCCTGCAGGTACGGCGTGCGACTGGTGCGCCAGGGGCCCGGCTCGGCGCTCGAGGTGGTGGTGAGCTTGCGGTGCGCATCGGCCCACTGCGACACCGTCATGTCACGCTCGGGCGCAATCGCCCGGGCGTATGCGGCCAGCGTGGCCGCGTAGGAATCAGCTAGGCCCTGCGGCAGGCTGTGCAAGCTCGGCGGCTCGTTGAGCGATCCCATCGAGTGCATCCTTGAGCTCGCGCGTGAGCAGCGTTTCGATCTTGATCGGGTCGGTCTCGACCGCCAGCGACGTCGAGATCCGGCTGGGCACCTGCAGGACCCTGTCCTGCGTGAGCTGCGCCGCGTCGGTCACCGCCCGCAGGAACCCCTCGATCGAGCCGACCTGCCCGAGGCGCTCGAGCAGCGTGAGCCGGGCCATCTCCGCCTGGTATTCCTCCCGCTTCGCTCGCGACGCCTGATATTCCGACGTGTCACTCGGCCCGGCCGCCGGCGGCTCGCCAGCAGCACGATCCACCAGGTCGGGCTGCACCACTGCGCCGCGGAACGGATCGGCACCGGTGCGCGCCGCTTCGGTCGCATCCGTGTGCGCCGCCCACTGCGCATCCGCTTTCACCGGATCGATGCCGGTGATCCTGCCCTTTTCATCGCGCCGCACGGCCGTCACGCGGCCGCTCGCGATCGCGGTCTGTACCGCGTACAGCGACACGCCCCGCATCCGGCTGTAGGCCCGAAGGCTGATGTACTGGTCACCCATGACCAGCCCTCCGACCAGTCCGACCAGTCCCCCCGATCGGCGGGATCGGCGGAGCGGTCCAGGCCGCGGGGTTCCTCGATGA